CTAACCTTTGCTGCTAGGTCTTTATCTGCTTTACCCCAAGTACCAGAGGATTTAGTTATAAAGGAATTAACTCTTGCGTAACCCCATTGTTCTGGTGTAGTCCCTGGCCTATGTCCTGTTTTCCATGCAGCAACACCACGGTTATATACTTTGCGTAATATACCAATTGGCATACCAGACTTCTCAGCCTTCTTAGCCAAACCAGTTTTAGCATCTTCACCAAACATCTGTTTATACTTTTTTGTATGCTTAGATGTCTTTGTCTTAGCTGTAGCATCCCCAGGAGCTGGCTTATAAGCATCAGGATTATCATCTGCCATTTTAGCTTGCTTCTTAAACTGAGCATCACGTTTTACTTTAGTTGACTTAGAAAGACCTTTGTGATATGCAGCTGGCTGTGCTCCGTCACGATCCTTAATATCTGGATCTTCGGCTTTTTCATCAAACTTAATATTTGGATATTTCTTACGGAATGCAGTATGATCTTTAGAAGCAGCAGATGCTCTTTTCTTAGCGGCTGCAGCATCTTTAACATTACTACTATGTTGCTTGTTTACATCAATGCCTTTTTTCTTTAGCTGTTGATTAAATCTTGCTCTACCAAATGCTTCGTCTAATCGGAATGACTTAAAAGATTTCATTATTTTTTCCTCAAGTCTGCAGCAGTCATTTTATGCTTACTAATTAGAGCAGTAGTTGCCATACTTGATAGCCATTTTATATCAGCTTTTCTTACCTGAAGTAATTCGTCTTTACTAAATTTATTAACAACTTTACTTAATTCACGTGACTTATCAAGTGAAAGTCTATCTGGCATACTAGAATATGCCTTTTTAAGTTTATCCAGATCAAAAGCTTTTGCTTCATTTACTGGTACGAATGTATTAAATGATTTCATTTCTTTACTCATCTTCCTGGTTTGTCCCATCCTTTTAATATATCAGGTGAAAAGTTGTTGTATGAAAATTCCATACGATCAACTATTTTCACAGCATCACCGCCAAGTTTATCAATAGCGACATAGCCTTCGGCTCCTGTCACCTTATATCCATTGCGAGTTCTTACAAAAGTTTTAACTTTATTCAACTTATTGAGGGTATTTATAAGTTTTAATTTGGCCATTACAAGAGCTTTTTGCAGGTCAAACATTTTAATTAAGCTAGCTTTATTCTGGTTTGAGAAGAAACTCATAATAGCATCTAGCTTAGCTTGTTGAACAGCTTTACCCTTCACTGTCTTCCTTGATGCGATCTCCTTACCATATCGTGCGTTGATCCAAGTAATGAGCTTAGATACATGTCTTCTTGAATCTCCAATGATCTGTCCTTTTCGAACAAAGGTGTTGTTGAAGGTTTCAATGAGTCGTGACAACTCTGTATTAGTTTCGAGCTGTTTGAGGGTTGTAGAAGAGATCTGGTTAAATAACGTACCAGCTTGCGAAAGGTAATCATTAACAATTTCAGTGTCCTTTTTACTCATAGTTAAATTGGTCAAATCACGTAACATCGCATCTTGCGACCATACATTTTTAGTCTTCTTAAATTTTCTTACATCTACACCATATGAAGCTTTCATTGATTCAAATGTACTACCTGTATATGTAGTATGCCAAACAATCCCCATTTTACTTGCAAGGATTTCTTTAGCAGCATCTGTGTCAGCAGGAACTGCATATACAATAGTGTTGGGGTGGAATGTTATATACTTCTGACCTTTAATTGTATCTTTACTTACATCTGACTTTGAATATAAGAAGTCGCCTTGTATGACCCCTTTGATACCAAGAGCGGGCAGATATCTGAGGGCATCTTTGAGCTTAAGAGCAAGATCACCAGAAGCATCAGCATCGACGTCAGCTGGAGATTTATACACCTTAGGATTTTTATTGAATATTCCTTTTTTTGCAACGAAGAACCTACCATCACTCGGATCAATACCAGCGAAAATAGCAGGAGCGCCATCCCATTTAACACTAACGGATCCATCGTGATCTCCTCTCAACATGTCTCTTAACTCACGCAGAGCCATTATGGCTTGACGTGTTCCTTTAACACCACCATAGATCACTTTATCCTCAATATGAGTCATATGTGTGTTCTTTTGCTCAGTGATATATGAGTTAAATTGTTCCATGTTGGTTGCCCTCGTAAAATTTGAAGGGTTACATCTATTTATACTTTTATAGACCTTTAGTATACATATGTATACTTTAGTATACGTTTACTGTAGTATTAGATATAACCCACTTAATCCTGTTATCTTTTTAGCAGAG